TCCAGTGGTGCCATACAGGTTCAAAAAAGCCACTTTTGACCGCAGGCACCACAAAGTAAGCATCNGTCANTTGGTTAGTAAAGAACCACTTACGCTCAAAGAAGGCAGCCTGAATCCAGCGCATCGTCCCTGCATCGTTGTACTTNAAGTTGTACACAGCACACAGGATATTGTTGATGAGGCACTGGCCCCCAGAGATAGGCTCTGTAAAGTCAATCAGCGGGAAGACGCCATCTAGCGGGTCACTGATCTTGGTCGTCGTGGCACCCACCAGGGCGTACACCCCGTACTCGTTCATAAACAGGATGGACCGGAAGTAGGGGAAGATGGCGTTTCTGAGGTTAGAACCCACCGAGGCAGACACGTTTGTGTTGGTAAAAACCGTAATGCCGGTTAGATCGTTAACCCGCACATCAGAAAACACGTTAATCGAGTCCTCGCCAAACACGTAGAGGAAGTTGTTGGCTGACAGGATGCGGGTAATGTTCGTACGCAGGGTGGAGTCTGAGATGGTCAGAAAGCCTGCTGAGACGTTGATGAAGTCGTTGTAGGTGTCTGCTGCCGTATAGAACGTCGTACGGTCCGAGGCGATCCAGGCGCGTCCAGAGAAGGTGGCTACGTCCGTGCCATTCTGGTCTAGGATCGTGCAGGTCACGTTGGCATTGCTGCCACCACCCGTAATGGTCACCGTAGGCGCACTGGTGTAGCCCGTGACCAGCCTCCGTCACAATGATCTCCGAGACTGCATTGGCGACGATGACCACCTCACCCGTGGCCTGCACCCCGTTGGCTTGGTTAGGGGTTCCAAAGGAAACAGTGGTATTGGCTGCTGTATACCCGCTACCACCGTTGACCACCGTTACCGTATTGATCGAGCCTATGTCATGCAGGTCCACCCCATCCCAGGTCTTGTACCCGTTGTTGGGGTCAATAATTAGGGCACGCTCGTTCTTCCACTGCGTAATGGCTACGCCTGTGTTGGAAAAGGTGCCTGCATTGGCTATGTTGCCCAGGGCGCCAGTCGTGATGTTGACGTACTGAGCCGAGCCATCGTCCTGAAAGCCCAGGACGTACTCGTTGTTCTGGATGTTGACCGACCCCATGTAGGTCACATTGGCAGTAAAGGCGTTGGCGTTGACCAACTCGTTGCCTTCTACGATGCGTAGGTTGCCAAAACCAACGGGTTGAGCGTTCTCTAGCCAGCCAAACTCACCGTTTTCAATAACCGTGCGGCTATTCTTGGTGTTAAGTCCCTTGAAGTCCTTGACGACGGCGTACTGTTTCTTTTGCTCAACGGCAGCCATGTCACATCCCCGATATGTAAGGTGTTGGCAGCCGTCGGGTAAAGGTTGTGTTCAAGGCTTGCATCACGTGCTTCTGATATTCCTGCTTGAATATCTCTGCCTCGCCATAGGATTGCTCCTGATACTTGGCAATGTAGGCAGCATAGAAGGGCACAGCCTCGGTAAATGGCGTTGGAAGCGTCTCAACAGGACTTGCATCCGTCAGCGGGTCTTTCAAAACCACGGTATCCAACTCTAGTTGGTATGCCTGATCTGGTTTTGGACCAATGTAAATTTGCTTGGGGCCATACATGGAGAATCCCACGGGCCTGCCGGTGTAGTTCTGCCAGAAGCGCAACTGAGCATTGAAGTTTGACCAGGCCATGTAGTACAGCGGCACACGGCTGTTGCCCCAGTACAGGTTAATGGTCAGCACATCTATGGTGTTTGTACCCTGGGGAAGTGCGGAGAAGTCGATTGTCTCGACGTTGTAAGTCGTCGTGTAAGACTGAAGGATGCGGTTGCACCCAGTGTCTTGCACCAGATGATTCCGTCCGTCGTTGATGTAATCCGTTAACTCAGCATTGGTCCAGAAGTTTGCGTTAACGTCATGCAGCAATCGACGGGTTTCTGTGATGTAACCCGATAGAGTTGTTGCCATGCTTAATCATCTTTTGAGGATGCAACTTTCGCCGCAACCCGTGCTTTAGGCATGGGTGCGGCTACTCGCTCCACCACGGGGGCTGACACGTGGACAGGCTTGGAAGACTCACGGCTAAATGAAAATGCTGCCAGACGCTCCATCGCTAGAGGGAAGTCTGTATTCATCTTCATCCAGCCAAGCCTCACAAGATACGGCTCTTTGTTGTCATCGCCATAGCCAAAGATATGCTTTGCAGCAACCTCGGGTATCTCCACTTCCTTGCCACAGGCAAAGTCGTAAGTGACGCCATCGTAAGCGTCTACCAGAGGATTGTCACCGTTGTTGCGTACAAAGATATTGGTCATAGCGTAACAATGTCACCATAAACATAAACATCAGCGGTAGCCGCTGTACCTTGGGCAGTCGTCAACGACAGGTAAATGCTCTTGGCAGTCAGGATGCTACCGCCAGAGGTGTAGCCAGAAGCAATGGTCAAGTCGATAAACTTGCTCGTTGCGTTCAGGCTGCTGTATACCTGCCCTGCTGCGACAATTGCTGTTCCACCCTTGCTGACTTGCGGATAAACGCCTCCGGCAGCCGTTGTAAGGCTGACAGAAGCGTTTGTGACCACAATCCGGCGAACGATGTACTTAGCAGGCGCAGAAAACATAACGATCTGCTGATCCGCAGTGGAGTTCATGTNGGCGCTAATCAATTCGCCCAACAGGATTTGTCCAAACCTATCGGGTAACTGNGTACCTACACTATTAGCGTCCATGGTTGCTCCTTATGCGTAAGTTTCGCCAGCAGCCTCGCCGCCGTTCACAGCCACCACGGAGACGTTGATGTTGCCTGCGCTACCGATGTCGGTAAGACGCACGTTCACGCCGTCAGAGATGACCAGACCGCCAGTGTTATTGGCAATGACGTTGGCAAACGCAGCACCGTTTGTTGCGTTGTTGACTTGCACCACCACGTTGGCAGTCGGGTACACATAATATGCACCGGCAGCCAAAACGGTAGAAGAAGCGTTGGCAACAAAAACGGTCTCAGCCTGGAAATAGGCACCAGCAGAGTTTGCGTTAGCGCCAGCGAGAAGGATTTTGTTAGTTGCTAATGACATGATTCCTCCTTACAGGCTAAGTGAGTTGTAGCCGGTAATCTTCGTCATGGACTTTGGCTTGGTGTTGACGAGTTCAGCAATCATCAGCACGGCACCAACGTAACCAATCTGGAAGTTCGGCAGGGTGGACTCAAACCCAGTAAACGCAAACGATGCCTGCTCATGGATGTAGAGCGACATGTAGTTTGTGTTCAGGAAGTACAGAGTACCTTCTGGGCAGTAGGGGTCCGGATAGATGGGCACACCAGCAACCATCAAGGCGCGGAAAGCAGCCTGGGGGCCATTGGCATCACCGTCAAAACCCGATCCTGGGGTAATCATGTAGTTCTCTTGACCCACATAGTCTTGGGCCAGGAGGGTCCATGTACCAAATCCGCAGACGCCAAAAGTAGGCACTTCAGCGCCGTTCTTCACGGTGCCGGAGATGTACTGAAGGACGTTCTGACGGGTGGGGTTCACGGAGCCAGCAGCGTACTGCTTGGATTTCCACCAGGTGTCAGTGTTACGGTTGATGTTGCCGTAGGTTGCAGTACCCGTACCATCGTCAATCGCGGCAGGCAGTCCAATAAACTGCTGCTGATTGGTCGTGTTGTTGTACAGGGCAGTCGCCATCGAGTCCATCATCACGTTGGTCGCGTCGTTCATGCGAGCCTCGATCAGAGGAATGATTGCGTAGTCTTGCTGCACCGCACCTTCCATTCCGAGGAACGGAACAGGNGAGACGAGCAACTTGAGGTTGAATTCAGCCTGGTAAGCACCCTGCTGAACAGAAGGTTGAGCAAACGAACCAGAGTAGTCAGACCACTGGGCGTTTACGAATTGGGAACCCTGAACAGGCACCGTCACCGAGGACACACCGCCAGAAGCGGTTTGGCTGTTAGCGATCAGCGCCGCCATCAGGGGCGTCGAGTTGTAGATTTGAACAACCAACTTCGGGATAAAAGCCCGACGAGTAACGTACGTTAACTCGTTGTACTGGTTACTGCCCGAAGCCGGAAGGATGCCGCCACCAATAGGCATGATTTACCTCCGAAGTTTCAAAATAAGCCCCAAAACCAAACTACAGGCCAATCGGCTTGGGATTCTTGCGAAGTTCTGCAAGAGCCGCCGCAGCGTTTTCACGCGCTGCACCAACTGGGTTTTTCATGTAACCCTTGATGTCAAACCGCGACATCACGGGCTGCGGGAAACCATTGTTAGCCGTGGGAACCGCAGTCTCACGTGACTTCTGCCAATAGTCGGCAGCCGTCTCATGGTTGGCGATGCCCTTCTCGGTCATCAGTTTCTCGATTTCCAAGATGTCGTCATCGGACTGGACGTAGCCTTTCTCTTTAAGCGAATTGCGTCGCTTAGAGAGTTCCTCGCGCACTTCCCGCTGCTTGAGTTGCGCTTGCAACTTGGCAACTTGGTCTTCAGCGGCCTTAACGCGACGATCAACTGCGTCTTCCATTTCAATCTCAGGCACCGGCAGGTCAGGATGGACCCTCTTGGTCAACCGCAAAAACTCTTTGCGGGTGGCAGGGTCTTCCGACAGACGCTTAGAAAGCGCAGCCAGTTCGGAGATTGCTTCTGGTGAATAGTTCTCAAGACTCATGGTTTAGCCCCTTGTTAGTCTTAGTAGATACGCTTGGTGTCACCGGGCTTGCTCATGGTCATTTTGTTTTTTGACCCTGCTTTAGCCGCGTTGGACAGTCCACCCATTTCAGAGAAACGGGGCGTGTTGACGATTTGACCATTGTTCTGCGAATTGTCGGTAGGACGACGAGGTTGCAGGGCACCTTTGGGCTTAAAAAGTTCCATATTTGCTCCTAGATGGGTAAGGGAGGCGCCGTAGCACCCTCAACAGGTGCCATGGCTGCTGTTCTCTGTCCAGGCGTGGCACCACCCGCCTGCGGCAAAGTCTGGATCATCTGCAAGATTTCAGCAGGGATGAGTTGTCTGGTATCGGATTCACGCTCACCAAAGCGGCGGGTAATCTCGGCAACCACCTTTTCAATAGTGGAGTTTTCTTCGCTGTCAGGCGCAAAGGCACCAATGGCAGATTGCAGCATGTCCAAGGCCATCATTATGTTAAGTCTGGCCTTTTCCTGCTCACCCTTCTTTTCTTCGGGTGTACTCATCGGAGATGCCATGGGAGGCGTAGCAGCGCCCTGCTCAGACGGAGGCAGAGTGGGGGCCATGGCTTCGTCGCCCTGGTCCATTCTCATCATTGCCATCACATCTTTTTGCTCTACAGCCATGCAGTTCTCCTATAACGCATGAACACTAAATACAGTCTAACTATCAAGTCAACTATAAAAAAGGGGCAAAATGCACTGCCCCTTTTGTTTACTTGCGCTTTCCAGTACGCATTGGGTTCTTTTTCATCGGCATTTTTCCGTACATGGCTAACTCCTAGAGGTGGTGCGGCCCGTCACACTGCGGCCTGGGTTTTTGTTGATTCCATACCGAACATACGATATGGAAAGCGGGGGACCGCACCTCAGAGACGCTCTTATCTGTGGCACGGGGTTGGTCGCCAGACTTAATCATGGTCTGGGAGTTGGTTGGGGTAATGTTCTCAGCCATTAGATTGCCCTCAATTGTGGGGTTGGACTCGCTTCTGGTGCAGAAGGTTGCTCAGGTTGCCCAGGTTGCTCTGGTTGCGGGGGTGGCATCATGGCAGCCTGTGCCGCTGCCGCCTCGTCAGCACGTTTTAATGTCGTCAAGCAGCAAACTCCTTCATGGGCGGCTCCATCAGTTCGATAAGCCTGGACTTGCTGATGGCGCCTGAGTTAAACAGGCTGAAAGCCAACTCTCGGCTGTCTTCCATGAAGATTGGGCTGTTAGAGTGGGCGTCCACTTTGACGACGAAATCNGGCGTAAATTGGGCAGGCACAAACTTGTTGCCGTCCGTGTCGGTCAGCACCGTGTCGTCGTAGACCTGCATCATCTTGAGGTACAGGGTTGCCATCTTCTCAAGGCTGTCCTCGATGACCATGGCACGCTTCTTGGCACGGGAGGAGCCGAGTCTAGCCAACTGGCTTGCATGGCCCTGAGAGCGCACCCCAGACTCTCCGCGTCCAGCCAGCACACTGGTAATGCCAGAGGCTTCAGCAAACATGGCGTCAATCTCGCCCAGTTCGCGGAACAGGTCGTTGGGGATGTTGGGCGTAAATTCTTCTACCTTGGCGTTGGGCATGTCAGAGGCCAGCAGGCCACCTGCACGGTTGAGCGCAAAGTTCTTCTCATCCAAGATGCCGGTAAAGCCCATGATGGCCTTGGGTGGGTCTACCTGCTTGTCCAGCAACTCAAGAATCTGGGCTTGGCGCTTGTTCCGCATGTCTTGCAGGAAGACAAGGCGCTGCACCTCAGACTGGCCCCAGTAGTAGTCGTACTGTGGGTTGGGGCANANNTGGACGAATGGCTGCTCACCCTTCAAGAAAAGGCTCTGTGCGGGGCGGTCATAGATCACGATGTCGGGGTCGGCAACCGTAATGCACTGGTAGTCGCCCACCTCGTCGTCAAAAATCCAGAGTTCCCGCATNTTGACTGTCGGCTCACCNATCCTGGGGGTGTANGTCATGGTGCCAGCCAGACTCATCTGCACGTTTCCGTAGATGGTGGGGTCAATGGCTGATGTCACCAGGCGCTCTACGCCCTGCGGGTATTGCTTGGTTTGCTGNTCTGCAAGGGCAATGCGGTTGACGATTTCATCCCGCTTGGGATGGGACCAGAGGCGCGAGTAGAGTTCGCTCTTGGTCATGTAGTATTCCTGCGCCATGGCTTCTTGGCGGTCTGTGTAAGGCGTGTCCTCACGCAGCACACCAAAGACGCCAGGTTCCACCATGTAGGGGTGGATGCCGTTGCGCCACACCAGTTTGACAAACGTGGTGTTGTAGCAAAGGGACCAGTTAAGCGCCTGGGCAAAGACTTGATCGGCGTTGGAGTTCACCCAGTAGTCGTGCATCGCCTTGGTCAGCGCCGGTATCATTTTGTGATACGACGTTGGCTCTGAGGCACCAATCTGGATGGAAAAGCGCGTTGTCTCTGCCGAGTACATGAAGGAGGACAACTGGTCGATGTGCGGGAAAATCTTATTGAAGTGGGCAGGAGCCTCGTCCATGCCAGCGCCAAAGAGGTAGTAGGACCGCAGCATGGTGTAGACGGACATGCGNTCNGACTGCGAGACCATGCACTTGTCCATCATNTCGATGTAAAACTGCTGACGGTCTACTGGGTCTTTGGGTATTCTCATGGCGTGATCTTTAGGTTCTCATGGTCGGCAATGTAAGAGCCAACTTTGGGGCCAGACAAGGGTGCGCCTGCACCTTTGACTGCCTGGATACCAGACACCGACTCATCAGCCACAGGGCGCAGGTTGTACTGCCCTAGTTCGCCTGGGCTTCCCCAACGTGGCGCAAAGGGATTGTTAGGCTTCGCAAAACGCGGCGGTTGAGCCTCACCTTCCCGAGTAGGTTTGATGTCACCCATCTTGAAATCCAGTGCAAGTTGGTTGAGTGTGCGGTCATTATGCTTCGTACCTTCACTTTTTACACTAATTGGCTTACAAAAAGACAACATGTACGTCTGTGCAACCAGCCGGACATACAGCCTCACCCGACTCAAAGTAGCCATGCACCGGACATTTGTAGTCATGCAATACACCCATATTTAGCCCCTTTCTTTCTTTAACACATGCGGTTGTGAATAATCATACTTATTCACTGGTTTAATGCTCAAACTGAACCCTTCATTGGTTCTGACTATTGAGTTTCCACGTTTCATAGTCGGTTTCACTTCATGTTGTGCGTGGTATCCGAGGAATTTGCGGCCTGTCAATGTCCATCCGAATGCCTGCTTCGCCCTATTTCTAGGGCCAGCAGAGCGCGGGAGAGCCGTCTTTGGCTGGTTTCGGTCATCCGCATGCTGCCTTCAAAGATCATTTTCTTCATGTTGCGGTAGTCGATGCAAGCAAAACGGGCAAATTCCTCCATGGAAAAGCCGCGTTTGCGGTTTGCGTTCATGTTTTTNATCCGCTGCTCGATGGCAGCCACGGTTAAAACGTCGATCATTGGAACCCCAGTGCGCGTAAGTAGTTGCCGACCTGCTTTCCGACCTGTGCTTGGCCTCCGTTTTCGGCCTCTTCGTCCTGTACCACCTTCTTTTCCCGCGTCAGACGCATCTGAATCAGCCTTGGTTGCACTTGTTCGGCAAAAGCGGCGGCTGCCAGGGCCGCAGCCATGACTCGATCATCCTTGGCCCTGCCCATGGCGGCAATGGTGCCCCCGTCTCGCACGATTCCCTTCATCTCGTCGATGCAATCGGTGCTGTACATGTTGAGCATCCCGCGCTCAAAGTAGTCTTTNAGGTAGTTGAGCATGCGTTCTTTGCTGCTGTGTGTTGTCACCCACCCAATCGAGTTGCTAATTCCAAAGGAATCGTTGCGCCGCCAGAGGTAGTGCTGCATGTTTGACAGCACATTGGTCAGTTCTCGGCCCTCATTGCCTGGTAATGCGGTGGCTTGACGCTTGAGGTTCCTCATTTCTTGGATCACAGCCTGTCCTGGGCCGTTTACCTCAAGGTTTAGCGTCGAATTGGTGTAAGCGCCTGCCAGATAGCAGATGACCCAGGCAAATTGGAAGGTATTGAGTTCAGAGGTGGCAAATTCAGCCACTTGGTCCATGCCATCGGCGTAACAGCGGAAGACTTGGATGCAAAAGCGGTCTGCCCAGTCGCTAGAACCGTAGGCNGGGTCTGCGCCGATCACATAGTAGGCCGTGGAGACGGGTTCTTCCCAGATTTTGAGGGTTGCGAGGCGCTCTGTGGACTGCAACAACTGCGTATCTTGGAAATTGGCCCCCATGGAGAAGCGGTAGGAGATAAACGCCTCTTTTTTGGCTGTTTTCATGGCATCGGTACACCTAGCCGTCGAAAAGAAGGAGGTTCCCGTCATCACAAAGGCGTAATCCTCTGTGGGTGGAAACTCTTGGTACATCATCCCTTCGTCTTTGAGTCCTTCGTGCAGTTTCCAGCGCCACCAGGCAATCTGGCGGCTGTTGATCTCGTAGTTGTAGACCTTTTTGATGTCCTTGGTCCATTCCTTCTCTTCTGGGCTTAGTTTGCCGTCCCAGTAGACCTTGTAGATGTCGCTCTTGGGGTCGGCAGAGTAGAACTGGTTGCGCCACCAGCCAACGAAGATGGCCTTCTGTGTCCTTGCTCTTTTGGCTGTGGTCCACATGTCGTGGAACATGTTGAAGCCTCGGGCGGTGGATTCAAACATGTAGTAGCGCAGCGGGTTGGTTTCTGCGAGGGAGGCAAGCAGGGAAGCCAGTCCTTCCTCGTCACCCCAAGAAGATGTCTCAGTACCGTGCAGAAACGTAATTCCTTTGCCGCGCCCAAGGCCACCTTTCGCTCGGATACCTGCAACTTGATAGAACAGGCGTGATCGGTTCTTGAGAACCATCTGGTTGCGGTTGTGGGACATGAGGGGGATTTTGTATTCCTTGGGCAATCCGTCCATGTACATCTGTAGGGTGCTTCTAAACTGCTCACGGTTTTCCTCTGTGTCCGTCGTTAGGGTGCCCTGCATGCCTGGATGGATAAAGTGCCAGTACAAGTCCAGGGCCAGACTGATTGTCGTGATACCCAACTGACGGCCTTTGAGGACAACAAAGAAGTGCTTGTCTTCAGCCAAGCCTCGGGCCACCTCGTCCATCACATACGTCTGGGTGCCAAGCAACTGATCGCCAAGGACTCGTAAGCCCTGCTCCTTGGTCTCAATCTTCAGGTGCTTGCAGAAGTGGTAAAACTTGGCTCTGTCAAAGTTCATTTCTGAAACTCAAATATCAGTTCACGCCGCCACGGTGTATTTGGATTGGCGGCAATCATGGCCTGTCCCAACCCCTTAAACACCTCGGGCGTCATGTTGCCCAAGCCGTCATCTGACAATCTGTAGTTGCAAGTAAATTTGCCTGTACACCCACCTTTGAGTCTGGCAGAGATGAGGTATTGAAACGCCATGCGATCCATCCATTTCTGAATGATCCAGTGCGAAGCCATCTTCTGACCCACATCCCTTCTGACAGCCATGCAAGATGTATCCACGTGGTGCATCCCACAATGGTTGTTTTAGCAGGGCCAAGGACTCGCTTTCATCCCGACAAACAAACACACCCTCGTTGTCCACAATGTTCCTCAGAGACGCACCCCAGTTCAGGTTATGCCTCTCGACCATATCAATGACCGTCTCCACGTGGTTGTCTTCAAACCAGTTGTCATCGTCCAAAAACATCACCATGTCTTCAGAGACGA